TTGATAATGTGAGTATGGGTGTAGTCGCTGAAAATAAAAGTAGTACTTACGTTAAAATTGAAGAATGGGAAGTTGATATTCTCGGAAAAGATTATATTATAAGTGCCGATGTTAGTGTAGATTTTCATTATGAAGAAGATGATTACTTTGACGATATGCTAACTACTACTGGAGGATATTTCGTAGATAATGCATCTGCTATTATTACTAAGTTAGAAGTTTTTGAAGGCGGTGGTTATAGGAATATTACAGATCCGGTCCTTATCAAGCAAATACAGGATCTAATAAATAATGATTCAGAACTCAATAGACAACTTGAAGATGCTGCTGCTAATTATATTGATTGGGATACAGTAGATGATATCGATTACTACGAGGGTCCGGATATGGAAGAGAATGTAAGTATGGGTGTAGTCGCTGAAGGTGAAGGAAATACTGATGTTCAAATTGAAGAATGGGAAGTTAATATTCTCGGGAAGGATCATATTATTGATGCTGATGTTAGTGTAGATTTTCACTACGAAGGTGCTGACTATGAAGATCATATGGAAATCAATCCTGGCGGTTATTATGTAGATAAGGCTACAGCAGTTATAACCAGGTTAGGTATAGGAGATGGCGACAATTATAGGTATATTACGGATCCTACTTATATTAAACAGATACAAGAATTAATAAACATAGATCCTAAACTTAATAGAAAACTTGAAGATACTACAGCAAATAGCATTGACTGGAGTAGAATGGATGAGACTGTTGGGTATGTAATGAAAATGAAACCTTCTGATCCTTTAGAACGAGAGGAGTTGGAAGTCTGAAAAAAAATCCTTAACTTCTTTATATAATCAAAAGATTAAAAATTTTTAAAGAAAGTAAGAGAAAGAAAAAGAGAAAAAATAAATGAATAAAGTAACGGTTTTGCGGCTTAGTGGGTGTCGTTACTGTAGTGAATTGCTTGAGAAGCTTGATGATATAGGGGTTAGATATACTTCTTTAGATGCTCATGAGAATGAAAAGTATGCTGATGATGTTGAGGATCTTATAGGTACTAATTCTTACCCTATAGTTATAGTTGCGGTCAAAAGGCTTTTTCCATTTTTTATTTTTCGTGCTGAAACTACGGATCAAATAGGGGAGGTATCTTTTAAGAACTTCGTTAAGATAGGGACTTTATCTATTGATTCGATGGTTGAAATAACTTCAAAACTAGTATAAATGCGTTACAAAGCAATCGTTACAGAAAAATTAGAAGCTCTCGATAACTCTATTAGTTTGATTAGATCACTCCTTGCTCGGCCTAATTTAACTAGAGAGGAATTAGAGAATTGGCAAACAAAGGTAAAAGAGAGAATCGCAGAGATACAGACTCTTGTAAATGCTGAGAAGGAATCTCTATAAATAAGTTGGTTTCGTTCAGATAGGTTATTATATTCTTATATAAACCTATTTGTATGTTAACACCCGAACAGATTGAAAGTAACTTAACTAGATTTTACAAAGTTATATCAGAGCATATTTCTGAACCTAGAGCTACAAAGCTCTCTGCATTATATCAGAAACAAGAAGAGATACTTGCTCTAGCTCCTGCTTCTTCTCGTACTGCTTTTCATAATGCATTTCCAGGCGGTTATGTCGATCACGTTTTAAGAGTAGTAGATGCTGCTTTAGCCTTATATGAAGTATGGGGTAATTTTGGTGCCGATATGAATACCTTTACAAAAGAAGAATTAGTATTTTCTGCAATTAATCACGATTTAGGTAAGCTAGGACGTGATGGTAAACCTTCTTACCTGCCTAACGATTCTGAATGGCATGTAAAAAATCAAGGAGCAATTTACAAGCCTAATGCTGAATTACCTTTTATTCCAATCCAAGACGCTTCTTTATACATTCTGCAGTCGGCTGGTATTGAAATGTCATTTAACGAATTTGTAGCAATTAAAACTCACGACGGACCTTATGACGATGGTAATAAAGCTTATCTTTTTTCGAGTCAAAATGAATCTAAATTAAGAACCTCACTGCCTTATATTTTACACCAAGCCGATATTCTAGCTGCAAGAGTAGAATGGGAGAGGGAATGGAGCGGTAAGGTAGGGGGACCTAAAGTTAAAGAAGTAAAGCCTGCAACTGCTACTCAATTTAAGCAAGCTGCAGAAGCTAAGAAGTTGTCGAATATTGGGAGTAAAAATCCTGGAATATTAAACGCACTAAAAAAATTATAATATGCTATTTGGATGGTTAATGTTTGCTCTATGGGCAGCTACAATAATAGGCTGGGTAATTTATAACCTTTATCAAAAAAATATTAAACTCGAAAACACTGTTATCAGTCAAGCTAACTTTATTGCCGGTCTTCAAAGCTTAATTGGTGAATCTGAAAAAGCAGTTAAGAATTTAGATGATAAGATTTGGCTAGAGAGTGATAAAGAGTTGCAACAGGTTTTTTATAATTTAAAAGCAATACAAGACGGATTAAATCAATTTAATAAGCGGTAATGATAATAGACGTTTTTAGACCTGAAGAAATAGAGGTTACGCTTACAAAAGACGGTAAGGTTAGAAAAAGAAGACCTAAAAAATCGATAGACTACTTTACTTTAGATACACAGCAAGCTATTCTAGATTATAGGGCAGAGAAATCTCAATCAAAAAGAGATCAAATCTTTAACGAAAAGATTTATTATGCTCTCTATAAATTAGCTGAAAATATAATTCATACGTTTAAATTTTACTATACCGAAGTAGATAATATCGATGAATTAAAGCATGAAGTAATTGCTTTCTTATTAGAAAAACTTCATTTATATGATCAAACTAAAGGTAAAGCTTATTCCTATTTCGGTACAATTGCAAAGAGGTATTTAATTGTTTATAATAATAACAACTATAAAAGATTAAAAGGTAAAGCTGCGGTTAATGATGTAGAAACTGATAAGACTATTACAAATGAATTGCTACTTTCACGCCCTGATGATTTAGAGCAAACTAGCTTTATAGAGCTTTTTATTAAAAAAATTGATAATGAGCTTTTGCATTTATTTCCAAAGCCACAAGAAGCAAGAGTAGGAGACGCAATACTTGAACTTTTTAAACGTAGAGAAAACATAGACATTTTTAATAAGAAAGCACTTTTTATTTATATTAAAGAGATTACCGATGCTCCTACTCCTGTGATTACTAAGGTAATAAAGGTTTTAAAAGAAATTTATAGAGATATGTTAAATAAATATCTAGAGCAAGGAACAAAGATTGACATTTTTTCTCGTTAGATATTTATTTAAAATAGTCTTATGAATTTAGATTTTGATTTATACGACGGAAAGAAGTATTCCGATCTCGTAAAAGATATTATTAAGAATCATAAAGCTAAACAGAATCAGATAAAGGCACTTACTGATCAATTAGTCAATATGGTAAGCGAACCAGGAGATGCTGTTATTGTAGTGCCTTTAATAAAAGGTTATCTTGATTCAGATATAAAAAATGATGAAGCTTTAGTAAAACTAGCTCAAATTGTTCAAAAGGCAAATCAAACTGAAGCTGGAGCAGATGGTTTATTTAGTGATAAAGATCTAGAGATGCTATTTAGCGATATTCAAAAAACTACAGCGCCTATTAAAGAAGAAGAAATAAAAGCACTGCCAAACAGTAAGTAAGATGTCTAACTTTAATCCGACATACGCTCAGCAGCAGGCTTCGTATATCAATCAAGTACAAGCAGATAACAAGTTTAATTATCTACAAGCTAGAGTAACACATATAGTACAAGGTCCTGTTTATGTAGGAACAAACGTACCTGATCCTTACTATAAAGATCCCTCCGACTTAGGAGTTATAACCTTCCAATTAATTTCCGGACTCCAAGACAGAACTCTTGATAGCGGCGGTAATCTCGTAGCAAGACCAATGTATTCAGCCCTTAAACAGTACCCGATAGAGGGTGAAATAGTTTTGTTATTCCCTGGCCCGTCTAGAGATTTAAATGAGGATAGGGGTAGAAGAGATATCTTTTACACTATGCCTTATAATATATGGGGTCTAGCCAACCATAATGCGTTTCCTGATCTAGGGGACTACGGAGCTTATATAGGAGCTATTAATAGAACGTATCAAGATAGTGCTAATACAAATCAGCCTGTAAACACATCTTCTACTGGTTCTTTAAATATGCCACTTGGCCCAAACTTTGTAGAAAAAAGTAATATTAAGGCGTTAAAACAATTTACAGGAGATCTTACTATAGAAGGCAGATGGGGTAATTCAATAAGATTCAGTTCTACTAACCCCGTACCTGCCGATCAAAATCCTTGGTCTAAAAATAGTGCTCCCGGCAATCCGATTATAATTATAAGGAACGGACAAGGTACGTCCGAAAATAATATTACAACAATTCCGACAGTAGAGAATATTAATAAAGATCCTTCTTCAATTTATTTAACACAGGGACAGCAAATAGTGGTGGATGATATAAATAATAATTTTAGTTTAGCTAGTTTAGACGTAGTGTTAGCGAGAACATATACTGTTTCGATCCCTATTCAGCAGCAACTAACTAGTACCGATAACATTTCTGCTGCACAACAAGACTCTTACATCAGTACCGTCTCACAACAACCTCCGTCAGGTCCAAAGGTAACAAATAATAATAGTACAGCAGCTACAACACCTCCCTCCCAAGCAACTACGGTAGTAGGCGAGATAGTAGACCTGCAAGCAATATCCGGTACATACGTAGTAAGTTTGAGAGCCGTCGACTCAACAGGGACAGTTTTAAGCTCTGTTAGTGAAACCGCCTCAACAGTTCAAGCCGCCTATAATGCTGCAGTAACAGCTATCAAAAATAAGAATCAAAACACCACACTTGTTATACCATCAATTAATAGCTTATTAAGATAAGATGTATCAACCAATATTTCCATATTTAGGGAATCAAGTTATAATTTCCTCAGGAAGAGTTGTAAATCATTCTTATGATGATTTTATATTTTTGTTCGGTAAGAAAGGAGTTGCTATTTCTTCACCAGCTACCTTTACCGTAGATGCTAATGAAAAGACTACTTTAGCATCACCGAAGATAGAGTTAGGTTTTAATGCAATCAGAATTGGAGAACCAGTTCTACTCGGCACTAGCACTGTTATCCAGCTAGGTTTTTTAATTGATGCTTTAGTTAATCTCGGTAACGCACTACAAGAAATGTCAGCTGAAGAATTAGAAACTGCTATTCCTAGAATTGTAAATACAAGTAAGGTACTTCAAGGAATAGGAAGTAGAGTAAAGGCTCAATTAAATTCAACGTGTCTCTCTAAAAATACTTTTACTAGATAATGAGTAATAAGTTAGCAAAAAGTATCGAGAGAATCGTCAGAATTTCTTCTAAAGGACTGGGAGAGATACAAATCAATGTTGATAAGATCCTATGGGGCAATCCCTCTCCTCCTAAAGATAAAAAATCTTCTGCTAGATACGGAAACAAACCTGCAAGAGAACCTAAAAGCTATACTACAAAAACTGTACCTCCCCCCTCAGCTCGTGTAGACCCAACTAAATTAACAACAGGAACGGGTATCGGACTCCCCCCTGGAGTACCTGCAACTCCTAATGTAGCAACTTATCAATTTCAATCGGTGTCAGGACCTGATGATACTCCTCCTGATAACTTACAAGATCCAAGGTTTTCAACTAGAGATCAACCGGACAAGACAATAAACTACAGAGAAGTACCTACGAAACCTCAAAAACCTAAGCCTGGACAGAGACTCTTACAAACAGGTTTATTTAGTACTTTAGATGCTCTTAATTCAGTAGACTTATGTGATGTAGTTACCTATGCCTATAGTAACGTAAATATTAAA